GCTTGAGCAAACCCGCGAATCATTTGACCGAGATCTGTACCGCGCTTTGTGCAATCTGTGGCAACGAACTAATGATCCCTTGAACGAGGGTCACGATTAGTTGAATACCACCCTGTAAGATCGTTGGTAAGTTTGAAAGGATCGTTTGCATAAACCCAACAATGACTTGCGTCGCAATTTGGATGATTGCCGGAAACGCTTGAATGAAACCTTGGACGAGATTCATCAAAATTTGAATCCCCTGTTCAAGGATGGAAGGGAAGTTTGCTTGCAAGCTTGCGATGAAGTTTGTCGCGATTTGTTGAACTGTCGCGAGATATTGTGGCATAGCTTGGAGATTCCCCTTCGTCAAGTTGACGAGAAATTCCATACCAATTGAGATCAACCGTGGTAACGCTTGAAGCAATGTATCAACAAATGATCCGATGACGGTTATCGCTGACGAGATCAGCGAGCCTGCGTTTTGGCCCACACCTTGAACGAGGCTACCGATTAATTGAATACCAGCGTCGACGATCACCGGGAACATTGTCGCAAAGCCTTGTACGAGTTTAGCTACCAGATCAGCACCCGAAGCGATCAAGCTTGGTAATTGACTAGTGATCCCGTTTACAAGGTTTTGAATGATTAATGGTCCTTTAGTTGTTACTGTGGTAATCAACTGATCGATCTGTTGCCCGAATTGTTGGTTAATCAGACCAAGGCCAGCGAGGACAAGCCCCAAAATAGCAGCCGGACCGATTGACGCGAGGGCGATTCCCATAACGGACGAGATCCCGCTTGTCATCATTCCGAGGACCGACAAGCCTTGCGAAGCAGCTCCACCAAGTGCGCCCGGAATAGCACCAATTTTACCGACGAAGCCGGAAATCATCCCACCAGCCGCGCTAAACGCACTAGACGCGACCGATCCAAGGGCCATTGTTTTCATCGCCACTGTGCCCATGACACCAGTAAGCGAAGTTAGCCCGCGCACCGCTGGACCAAACGCAAACGCACCAATTAGAGCGGTAACGGCTGGCGTGACGGCTTGCATGGTCCCTTTGAATTTATTCGCTTGCTCGTCTGACATTTTAGTTCCATTAAGGAATTGATTCAATGCCGGGTTTAACGAATTGAGAGCGTCCAAGAATTTCTGTAACCCTTGTGAGTTGGACAGCTTATCTACCAGCTTGTCAATCCATTTTACGAGCGTCGTAAGAACTGGCAAGACTGCCGTCCCTACTTTGATTTGAAGTGTTTCCCAAGAACCACTCAAGGCCTCGACGGCCCCTTTTAAGTTGTTGAGTTTTTCGGCTGCTACTTGAGCTGCGCTTACTTTGTCAATAGCTGCTTGCATATTGTTAGCGCCGTCTGCTCCCTCGTTCATCGCGATAGTTGCAGCACGCACTGCGTCGGTACCGAACATGGTTTCCAAAGCCATTTGTTTTTCTGCGTCGGTAAGTCCACCCAAGTGATCTTTCAAAACTTGCGAGATCTCAGCGAATGACTTGATCTTACCTTCTGCCGTAAAGAACTGGTTCGAGCCGTCGGCCGTAATGATACCGAGTTCTTTCATCATGTTCGTTTGTGCTTTCGTCTGCGGTTGCAGATTCATCAGCATAGTTTTAAGAGACGTTCCGGCGTCAGATCCTTTAAGTCCGTTTTGAGCGAATACTGCGAGGGCGTTTGTGGTATCACGGAACGATAGACCAAGCCCAGACGCTACCGGAGCGACCATTGAAAGACCATATTTCAGCTCGTGGACGTCTGTCGCTGACGCGTTAGCAGCTCCCGCGAGTTGGTTCGCAGCTTGTGTAGCTGTCATTCCGTCACGTTTAAACGCGTTTAGCGCTGTCGACGTGATCTCAGCTGCTTCTTTCAGATCAAGTTCGCCCGCTGTCGCTAAGTTAAGGGACGCGGTAAGCCCACCATTTAGGATATCTTTTGTTGATACCCCAGCTTTTGCAAGTTCGCCGATCGCGTCCGCTGCGTCCGTGGCGCTGAAGGCTGTATCTGCTCCGGCTTTAATAGCGGCGTCGTTGAATTTCTTCATCGTTTCCGCGCTCTCACCCGTCACGGCCTTGATGTTACTCATTTTGGCTTCGAATTCAGCAGCTTTCGAAACGGTACTCTTGATCGCTTGTTTACCAAGATCAAAGAGCTTGTAAACAACGGCCACGCCTAAAACTTGCTTCACTAAATTAGTTGACGCACTCGCCGCTTGTTTCGTGTGGTTAACAATCCCTGTTAACGCGCTGACAGCTTTCTGGCCTGTCGTATGGAACGCGTTTCCGAGCTTACCGCTTACGTTGCTCGCGAGGTTATTGACGGAAGAAAGGATTCGACCGCCAAACGAGTTTTGAACCCGTTCCGCAAAGCTATTCGCCTTGCTGGTCAAGTTGGTAAACATACTGGACCATGAAGAGTTGATCGGGTTCAATACCTTTTGACCAAGCGCGCTCGTAATGTTTCCAGCCGTTGACTGAATCCGAGCTTCGAGCCGTGCCATAGAGTCCCCAATCGCACCGAAGGCCGTCTTATACGATCCGGACATATTGTTTGCCGAATTAGTAAAAACCGATCCTATACTATGGACTTTGGAGCTGATCCGGCTTGCCATAGAGTCGACGCTGTTTGCCATTTCAGCAAAAGCACTCTTTGGCGATTTGATCGCGTTTGAAATATCAAAATCAAACGCTTTTTTGATTTTGGAATTAATGCTGGCCCCAAGTGTGGCAACGTCGTTTTTCATCGTTCCAAAAACTGCTTTTACGTCAGACGAAACGCGAGTAAACGCGCGTCTTATGGGGTCGGGTAATTTTGCGCCAATGTTTGAAGAGATACGCTGTAACTCTCCGAGGGCGATCTTAAATCCACCGGTTAGCCCTTGGCCGATCTTGGATCCGATATTTTGGTTACTATTTGCGAGCCGATTCATCAATTCCCCGACTTCACGAATCATCTGGTTCGCGCTCTTTGACGCTGTTTGTGCAGCCGATTCGAACGCTCTCTTTGTTGAATTGACAACTTCGGACATCGCCTTTTCATATCCAGTTAAATCCGCACCGATTAAGGCCTCGATTGATCCATCAAATGCCATCGCCCACCTCCTATCTATCTATTAATTTCTATTTCTGAAATGTTCATTAAGACGCTCGATCTTCTCGAGCATACCTTGAGAGTCTCCGCGTTCTTCGCGCTGTCTGAATAGACGTCGGACCTTTTCGCGATCTTTTTTCTTGCTCAACTTGCCGAAGTCCGCTTTTTTAGCGTTTAGCGTATAGCGAAGATTGAAAGCAAGCTCGACAAGGTTTTCCCTCTCTTCGATCGCTCGATAATAAAGGCCCTCGCGAATTGCGTCGAGCTCGTTTTTTGTACATGAAAAAATAATATTCGGGTCAGTTAGACCCAAGCGCGCACACTCTATTAAGAGATTGCGTTTCTCAAGCGCCCAATTTGCGCTTCCGTCTGTTCGATCTGAAGTTCCGCTTGCGCCTTGTCCTCTGCTGTTTCTGCTTTGGCTTTGAGGTACTTCAACCCCAGCTCGAGATTTTCTAAGTATTTCGAAACTTTCTCTTTGAAAAAACCAGATTCGACCATCTCTTCTTCAAGTGCTTCAAAAAGTGGCTCTGTGCTTTCTGCTCCGAGATCTTCCATTTTGTCCGCGATCGCTTTGATTGCCTCTTCATCGCTTACGGCTTTTGCTTTTTTGCTCGCGCATAGCTTGATAAGATCCACAAGAGCCGAATCGTTACGATCAACCACACGAAGGAATAGAGCTCCGACCCCGTCTTCGTTACGTGTGCCGTCTGGGCCTTGTGATCCCAAGTCACGATTGACCTTGTACATGGTCATATAATCAAATTTGATCTCGATTGCGCGACTTCCGACTGAAAATTCCATTGAATAACTCCTTTTTTGTCAAAAAAATAAAAGCAAAAGGGCTTCCGAGGCCCCTTTGCTTGAAAAATTAGCGTGTGATATTGTTGTAATCGCCTGTTGTTTCGCCCGGGTTTTGGTACTCGTAAACGTCGTTCAACATTGCGATTTCGTCCGCTGAAAGTGGGAATTTACCGTCACGAAGACGGCCAACGATACCCACTGTATAGTTCAACTCAACGAATCCATCAATTGCGTCAGTAAATTCTACGTCGTCTGTGATCTTACCATATCCAAACTGTGCTGGATAAGTATCTTTCCCGGTTGAAGTATCTTTAACTGA